GGTCACACACAAACAGGAAACTTAAGTGGTAGTTTAGCAACTACAGCAAACGCATATAATCATTCTAGATTATTTGGATCTATAAGTGGTGGATTGGATTTTGAAGCGAGAAGAACTGAAAATGTATCTACACAACATTTCTTTGTAAGAGCAACAAATAGAGAATATAACTATTCAAACAATCCAACTTATGTTGATACTGCGGGAGCATTTTCAGAACCATCATTTGAAATAGACCCTCAAACATATATTACAACTATTGGATTATATAATGATTCTAATGAATTGATTGCAGTTGCAAAAACTTCTCAACCAATTGTTAAATCATTTGATAAGGAAGTATTGATAAAAGTTAAATTAAGCTACTAAACGATAAACGTTAAACGATAAAAACAACCCCCAGAAATGGGGGTTTTTTGTTTAAGTAATATTTATAGAAAAGATACACTAAGGAATGTTAAAAGAAATACCAAAATCGGATGTCGTTGTAAGACCCTTTAAGGTTTATAAAGAATGGGCGTTTACTGAAACGGATAAAGATGAAGTAGATATAAAATGGGGATTATCTGGTTCATTTGGTGATTTTGATGCGACTGATGCTAATGATATTAGAGGAGTAATCTATCGTTCTATTGAAGCCCAATTTTATAGAAACTCAGCAACAGCATCTATTATGACTGAAGTTGGTAGAAGAAAGTCATACTCATCCACAACTGAAAGAAATTTAGAATCCCAATTCGCATTATTTTCAATACCACAAATATATTATGGAGAAGGTATTAAGCCGGGTAGTTTAACATTAATAACTGGTAGTGTGACTTATACGGATGATGGATTTTCAAATCTTATAGATTCTGCTAGTAATATCAAAGGTAATATATTATATGATAGGGGATTTGTTATAGCAACTAAAGATATTCAAAGTGGTTCATCATTTACCGATTATTCATTACAATTTCGTTCTACAAAAACTATATTTGAAAATGAAATATTCATATCGGTATTAGAAAGTGAATTTAATGCTTCTACGAACCCTACATCCTTTCTACCGGGTTCAACTGAATATGATGTTGTCACACAAAATGTTCAAACAAAAAACTACGATGGAACAATACAGAATACAGAATTAAAATATTTTAATTTAAAATTTGCTAGAGTAAATCCATTATTTTGGGAGTATGATTTTAGTGCATCTAATGACCCAACGGGTTCATATTTAGCACCTTATATTACTACTATTGGATTATATGATAATGAGATGAATATGGTAGCAGTTGCAAAATTACCACAACCAATAAAGTCTTTACCGGATTATCCTTTAAACTTTATAATACGTTTTGATACTTAAATTGAATATACTTATATTTATATCTAAATAAGAATTACTATGGCAATATTAGATTTATACAAAAACCAAAAACCAACTACATCTAAAGTAAATGAAAGAGGTGGTGACCCAGAACCAATTGGTGCACAAAATACATACAAACCATCTAAGAATTTATCTACAGACCAAAAGGCTTTAAAAAGAGCTAGAGGTGGTGATATTGGTGGAAAGCTTTATAGCGCTACTCCTAAAAAATAAATAATGAATTGGTTACATAATGGAAAAGAAGTTACGGAAGATATGGTACCGGATGGTGCCATTGGATTTGTATATGTCATAACACATATTCCAACCAATAGATTCTATATTGGTAAAAAATCATTAACAGCAGTTAGAAGATTAAAACCACTTAAAGGAAAGGTTAGAAAAAGGGTGGTTAGAAAAGCATCTGATTGGGAAAAATACTACTCATCAAATGAGTGGATAAAAGAACAAATCAAAGCGGGTAAGGAAGAAGAATTCAAAAGAGAAATTATTGAATTTTGCTATTCAAAAAAGACACTATCTTATTTAGAAGTATATTATCAATTTAAACATAATGTTCTTTCAGATGAAAACTCAATAAATGAAAATATATTGGGTAAGTTTTTCAGAAGGGATATATTAAACAAACCAAAGTTATGACTTTAGAACAAATCGGAACTAAATACAAAATCTCACATGCATTCTTAAACTCAAAAGAAGATGCATTGTTAGTAGCCGCAAATTCATTAAAAGATTTTCAATTCAAATTGGATTATAGTATTCCAAAAGATGAGTTAAAAAAGGATTTATCTAAATTAGAGCAATTCCTTAGAGATGTAAAAAACTCCAACCACTAAAATTAGGATATATCGGATATTTTTCGTATATTTACGGATAATTGCGTATATGATTGATACCCACTAAATAATACTAAATTATTTGGTATTATCAGGTATTTTTCGTATCTTTGTGATATAATATTCTATACATGCTAAGTGGAAAGCACAAGTTAGTGGTAATCAACATATTGGATGACGCCTTAGGGGTGGGTTCATCCCTAAAGGGTAATGAACAAGCACACCACTGTCCATTTTGTCACCACCACAAGAAAAAGTTACAAATAAACTTAGATAACCAAAACTGGCATTGCTGGGTTTGTAACGCTAAGGGTAGAACTATAAATTCACTTCTTCGTAAGTTAAATGTAGATATTCGTTCAATTTCTAAGTTGAAGGATATATATGGTGATATAGATACAAATACTTCTTTTGTAGAAGAAGAACCAAAATTATTCCTACCAAAAGAATTTAAGCAATTATATATCAAACCCAAAGGATTCAATCCAACATATAATCAAGTAATAGTATATCTTAGAAATAGAGGTATTACAGCCAAAGATATAATCAAATATAATATTGGATATTGTGAAGATGGATTATATGGTGGTAGAGTTATCATTCCATCGTATGATGAAAGTGGTGAATTAAATTATTTTGTAGCTCGTTCATTTTATGAAGATGAGAAAATGAAATACAAAAACCCGCCCGTTAATAGAGATGTAATTGTATTTGAAGATATGATTAATTGGAATGAACCCATTACTTTAGTAGAGGGTGTGTTTGATTCATTTTCAGTTAAACGAAATGCAATACCAATGTTAGGTAAATTCTTACTTAATAAACTAAAAAATAAAATCAGAGAAAAGGGAGTTAAAGAAATTAATATTATGTTGGATTCTGATGCAATTTCAGATTCCACTAAACATGCTGATTATTTTATTAAGAACGGAATTAAAGTAAAAAATATCATTCCATCAGATAAAGATGCGGGTGAACTTGGTTTTATAAAAGTAAACGATTTAATTAAAAAACAAACAGAAACTGGTTGGGATGATTTAATTCTAACTAAGATTAAAAATCTATGAGAAAAATTACACATATCTATCACCTCGCCGATTTACACATTCGTAATCTAAAAAGGCATAGTGAATACAGATTCATATTTAATGAATTCTTAGAAAAAGTAAAAAATGATAATATTGAAGATTCTATCATTTATTTGGCAGGTGATATTGCACATGCCAAAACCGAAATGTCTCCTGAATTAGTAAGAGAGATTAGTTGGTTTTTAACGGAGTGTTCTAAGTTAAAAGAAACAATACTTATAACTGGTAATCACGATTGTAACTTAAACAATAACCATAGATTAGATGTTCTTACGCCTATTATCGATAATCTTCAAAATCCTCGCATCCATTATTACCGTGACACTGGTGTCTATAATTTACATAACCTTACTTTTGTTGTTTATTCCATATTGGATAAAAAAGAGAATTGGCCCAAAGGTGAGGAAATTAAAGGTGAAAATAAAATCTGTCTTTTTCACGGAACTGTAAACAAATCACAAACTGATGTGGGATATGTAGTATCATCAAACTCATTTACCACAGATATGTTTGAAGGATTTGATATGGTGTTGATGGGAGATATTCATAAAAGACAAACATTACAAACTCATAATCCGGCTAACAAACAACCTATTGTAGTTTATGCAGGTTCGTTGGTTCAACAAAATCACGGAGAATTATTAGATGGGCATGGTTACCTATTATGGGATGTTGAAAATCGTTCATTCAAAGAATTTGATATTAAAAACGATTATGGTTATTTAACCATCGATATTTACAAAGGAAAAATACCTCAATGGGTATATGATGAATTGGATACTAAACTTCCTAAGAATCCACGTTTAAGATTACGATTTAATGAAACGGATGCAACAACTACTAAGGCTTGTATTACTGAATTAAGTAAAATATTTAAAACAACTGAAGTAACTGTAAGTAGAGTTGATACTATGGCCAGATTAAGATCCAATAATGGACTTAATGGAAATATAGTTGGTAACGTTAAAGATGAAACATTTCAAAATCATTTGATTGGTGATTATTTAGATAGGAGATATTTGTTAGAGCAAGAGGATTTAGATGCGATTACTGAAATTAACAAATTAACAAATCAGAAAGTAGATAATACCGATAAGATGGATAATATATTGTGGATACCTAAGAAATTAGAATTCTCAAATATGTTTTCATATGGAACTGACAGTGTTGTTAGATTTGATAACGCTAAAGGTATTGTTGGTATATTTGCTCCAAACGCTAGTGGTAAATCATCTTTATTTGATATATTATCATTTTGTATTTTTGACAAAACATCAAGAACCGCATCATCTAAAAACATTCTAAATAATCAAAAAGAAAACTTCCATTGTAAATTTGAATTTGAAATAGATGGTATATCATATTTTATTGAAAGAATTGGAAAGTTAAACAAAACACAAACATCTGTCAAAGTTGATGTTAACTTTTGGAGAATAGTTGATGGTGTAGAAGAATCCTTAAATGGTGAACAACGTAGAGATACAAATAGAAACATTGAAAAGTATTTAGGTAATTTTGAAGATTTTATTTTAACAACTTTATCTCTTCAAGGTAATAATGCACTATTCATAGATAAATCCCAATCAGAAAGAAAAGAAGTCCTTTCTCAATTAATTGGGGTTGATATATTTGATAAGTTGTATCAAATAGCAGCTGATGATAATAAAGAAACGGCAACATTAGTTAAGAAATTTAAATCAGATGACTTTCCACAAAAGTTAGCAGGCATTCAAACTGAATTAGAAGAATGTAAAATTGAATATCAGAAATTCAATGAAGATATACAAGATTTAAATAAAAGAGAAGAAACCTTAAACGAATCTATAATAGATTTAAAATCTCAAATAATAAACACAGGCAGTTTTGATTATGAAATAATTCAATTAGAATCAAACAAAACAAAATTGGCTGTTAATTTAGAAAAGCAAGAATCTGTAAAAACTGAACTAAATGAAAGATTAGAAAAGTTGATTCCGTTGGAAGTTCAATTATCTGGCTTATTAGGTGGATTAAATGAAACTGATATAAAGGAAGGTATTGGTAAATTAAATACACTTAAAGAGCAACATAGAACTGCTAAGAATGAAATTGAAAAGTTAGAAATAAAGTATCAATCGTTAGTGGATAAAAAAGCACATTTGGATTTACACAAATATAATCCGGATTGTGAAATTTGTATGGATAACTCTAAAAGTATTTTAACTTCGAAAGAAGAAGCCATAGAAGCTATTGAAAAAATAGAAGATACTATAGAAGATCATACAACCGAATTGGCTCAATTAAATTTAGAAATAACTGAACTATTACCATTTGAAGATAAATTAAAAACTCTAAATGATTTAAAAGAAAAGCACAACAAAGTAGATAAGGATATATTCAATATCAATTCTCAAATCTCAGCTTGTGATTTACAAATTCATAAAATAGAAGGTGATATTGAAAAGAATACAACTACTATTGAAGAGTATTACAAAAACGAAGAGCAAATTGTAGCTAACAAAAAAATCAAAGAAGAGTTATACACTTTACAAACTCAAATGATTGATTTAAAAAGTGAGATGAGTAATTCAAATGACTCGATGATGGCGGTGTTTAAAAAACAAACCACATTAGAATCTCAAAGAGATGTATATGAGGATAGAATTAATGAAGTAAAGGATTTAGAGGAAAAGAATAAATTATACGAATACTACTTAAATGCATTAAGTAAGGATGGTGTATCTTTAGAATTGATTGAGAAAGCTATTCCTGCTATTGAAGGTGAGATTAACAATATCTTAGGACAAATTGTTGATTTTGGAATGGAGTTAGAATTAGAAGGCAAGAACATCAACGCCAATTTAGTATATGGTGATTCCAAATGGAGCTTGGAATTATGTAGTGGAATGGAACGATTTATATCCGGTCTTGCAATTCGTATAGCACTTATTAATATATGTAATTTACCTCGTCCAAACTTCTTAGTAATTGATGAAGGATTTGGAACATTGGATAATGAGAACTTAACATCATTATATATGTTATTCTCATATCTTAAAACACAATTTGATTTTGTGATGATTATATCACACATAGATTCAATGAGAGATGTAGTGGATACTCTAATGGAAATCAAAAAGGTAAATGGATTCTCTCAGGTTAAATTTTAGTAGATAAGGTTGTTTTTGGTAGAGGTTTTTTAGAAGATTCAATTCTATCTTTTATTAAATTCTCTATCAAACCACCAATCTTATAACCTTTTTCTCTACAAAAAACTTTTAATGATGCATGTAAATCGGCATCAATTTGTATCATAGCATATTTTTTCATAATCTTTATTTTTAGGGATTTATACAATAATCTATTTGGTTCGCCATTATTCCTCTTAATTTCATTGGTATATGAGTTCTAATCAATGAGCAATTAAAATCTCTTAAGTGTCTCTTAAGTAATTTTTCTGGGTGAATCAATTCACCACCTTTTATATAATCAACTAAATGATTGAAGTTGGAACAATAATAATCCATAGTGTGTGATTTTCCATAGGCTAGTAAATCATTAAATCCATCTCTGTGGTCCGAACCCATTGGTATGAAAAGGCTGTTATTCCAATTTCGTAATTGTAATTCTTCTAATATTTCTATATCGAATCTAGTCCTTATTACAATATCGTATTTAAACCCATTTTCCTCCTCATACTTGCTCTTTAATTCATTTGCCTGATAAATACCCCACCACATATTAAACACCGATGAAACGGAGGATTCACCTGCTATTTCATATCCATCTACTGATTTTATTTTATCAAATACAATATCAGGGGTTTTGGTGAAATTAATTAATTTTGGATTATATATGGAAACTAATTCATTTTCATCACATTCCATATCATCATCATTCTTATAGTTATAATTGATGAATATATCCGTATTATATTTACTTATTAAATTTTTCTCTAAATAGTTAAATGGGATATACCCACCTCTAAATTTACCAGATAATAGTAACGCAACTCTCATATTCTTTATAATTCTTTAGTTTTCTAAAATAAGTATTAAGATTTTTAGTTTTTGGTGATATTTATTAAAAATATTCCTATACAATAAGATATGGCAAGAATTAAAAAATACGGAGATACACAAGTTCAAAATTTAACTTCATTCAATACATTTATAACAGATGTAAATCCTAACTCAGATTATTTTAGAATAACTGAATTTAAAGAATCATTTAGTGGTGGAAAAAATGGATTTCTTATTGAGGGTTCTGAATATCTATTGGAATCTACTGAAATTAAAATTGAAATATTGGATGTGGATGGTAACCCGATTTATTGGGAACCTGGAAATGGTATACCTGAATATTATGAAGGTGTATCTAAAGTTGTAGCTGTATATGTTTATGATGATACGCCAATAGGACAAGCTAATATAACAGTATTGGGTGAACTTAAACAATATTTAGATGGGGATGGTATTGTAAGAGATATACCTGCTGAGTGGAAGGGATTATATAATGTAAAATGGGAAAGAGCATTCAAAGTAAATAAATTACTTTCCAACGAAGATAAAGTTCGTTTTTATAAAAGACCAAAAATTACTATAGATGAGATAGCAAGACCTATATTTACGGCAACGCCAACTTTAATACAACAAACAGGTTCTTTAAATGGAACTCCTTTGGTTCCTGGTGAAGGTGTTAGATTATCAACATTTAGTTTACCATCATCTTATTTACTTGATATAAATGATAACACTAATTGGAGTGGTTCTATAATAAATGGAACTATTACAATGCCTAATTTGGGTATTACATTTACTCCATCAAATTTAGTAACAAATAAACAACTAATAGTAAGTAATCCATATTCTTCAAACGGATTAGCAGCATCATTTAGTAATCAACCATATACTGCTAGTTTTACTTATTTAGTGGAGGATAGCCCAATAGGAACTGCATTAAGTGGTTCGTTTGCAAAAATCAACATTACTGATTTAACAACATTTGTTGGTGATGTTGCTAGAGTTAAAGTATTCCGTAAATCTCAATCCGAAGTATCCGATTTTCAATTTGTGCAAGAGATTGCATTGGAATCAAATGAAATATTGGTTGATTTGGAATCCTCAGAAAGAAACCAAGAAAACTATGGATTATTTACAACATACACACTTAACAATTATTGGGTTACATCATCAAACAATTTAGTAAGAAATTTTAATCAAAATGTTCTTTTTAATTCTGTAAAGTTAGATAGTGTTGGTGCTAATCAATTTTATACATCAAAATCTATAGATGTAACATCGGGAGTTGAATATACTTTGGATATGAATGTTAAATTAGATACTAACATATCTGAAGCTAATTATATAAAAGTTTATTTGGAAGGAACTAAAGATGGTAAAACTATTAATCAAGAGATTACAACCATAACATCTTCAAATCCATATTTGCAAAAAACAAATGTAAATGAAAATATAATTGCAAATGATTTTGATTCAGTAAAACTTTATTTTGAAGTTAAGGGATTGGGTTGGTATATTTCCGATGTTAGTTTACGAGCATCACAAGAGACATCGTTTTCACCTGATGAGATAACTTTTATACAACCCGTTCAAAGAAATTTAGAAAGTGAAACATTTGATTTTCGTTTTGAATTTTATGATATTAATAATAACTACATACCTGTTGAAGTATTAGCAACCAAAACATTTAGTGGTGGTAATTTAAATGTTATTAACAAAAGTATAAACTTAGTTCCTACATCATTATACTTTCAGTTTGATTCGGGTTCTGGCACTGGAAATCCTATGGCGCCAACTACTATCTATATAGATGCTGAAACAAATTTTATAACAGGTTCTATTACATTTGTATCTAAATCATATGATATTGATAATAATGAATTATCATCATCGTATTATACGGGAGGAAAATATCCTGGTCTATTAATTGATGAAGGAGATAATCGTTATAGATTAACTGTTCAAAACTTTACAGGTTCAGTAGCTGTTGGTCAACCTGAGAGAATAGTTCAATATGTGGAATATACTGCAAATGTTGAGGGTGTTAGTGATTCTATCGTTATTACGAGAGTTAGTGATGGTAAGGGTGGTGTAAATTATGAAATTAGACCATATAATGGAATTGTAATTAGAAACTCAGAGGCATCATCTTCATTAGAAATACAAGCGGTTCGTATAGATGGCATAAACGAAATTAATTTAAAAAGTGGATTACCTTTAGGTAAATCCGATTACCAACTATTTGTTCAATCCGGCTCAACTTATATAAATTTACAAAAAGCAAATGATTCCGGATTTTTATTAGGATTATCGCCTGGCGTTACGGGCTCCGGACAATTAAGTTATAATGCTAGATTTAATAGAGATTCAATAGATGGACAAATAACTGTTTACTTAATCCCATCATCATCTAATAATTATTCGGCATCCATTTTAACATCGTTAACCCTAACCGATTTACAAGATGGTTTGGATGCTGGGGTTGTTCTATATGATGCGGATACATTTAGTATAAATCCAAGTCCAAAACTACAAACTGATTTTAGTAGGTTTATTCCTGTTTCATCATCAGCAACTGCATCTTTTTATCGTAGAGGAACTTTTGAAAATCCGATAAGTTGTTCAATTGAGGTTTACCCATCAATGTCAATAAATTCAGATTTCATTGCTGAGTATTGGGTTAATTATGTAACACATAGTTGTGACCCAAATATAAGTGTAGTTGCATATAATGAATTTGGAAATATAATATTACCTATATCAACTTCACAATATACTGAAGGATTACCATTAACTCAAAACAAACAATTAATTACCAATTTTACATATACTGAACCTTGGACTTCAGCATCGGTGTCTGTAGATAAATTATTTACAATTGTTCCAGATGGTTTACCTGGAGAAGAACCAATAACAATTATTGTTGACCCGGTTAATGTTGTATTAAAATCAAATGAAAATGGAGATGTATCCGATTTCAGCCCATCCATAACTTCTATTAAAGTTAAACAAGGAGATACTTTTTTAATCTATGATACTGCAAGTTTATTACCTCAACCTGGTACACCTGGTAATTTTTCTACGGATGGATTATTTTCTATAATAAATGTTACTGGTGTAGATGTGGTTGCTGGCGGATATAATGTAGACCCATTGGATTCAACAAAGGCTTTGACAAATACAATATCGGAATTTACAAATACAATTGGTAGTGTTCAATACGATATTAAATATCAACCATACTATACATCATCAGTAGTAACGGCATCATTTGTTCAACCATACACTAAAGTATCAGATGGACCTGCTGCTCGTTCTGTATCATTAGTATCATCCGCCGATGTTGTTAATTATGATGGAGATGGGGTGGTTTTATCGCCAACAGAAAATATTGTAATAACAGCAACTGCATATAATACAACAGGTTCTGCTCATTTTCAATATTTTAAAAACGATGTTTCATTGGGCCCACCAACGGCTATCAACTTTAATGGAAACATACTTGATTTGCCATCGGGTGATACTGTAGCGCCTGGAGAAAGTGCTGTATATAGAGTTACACTTCGTGATGGAAGTAGTGATGAAAACGATACGGTGTTTGCAGAAAATCAAATTACAATTACGGGAATTCAAGCGGGAGGAACTCCATACAACGTATCATTAACAAATGAAAATTCATCGATATTTGCAAATGTATATGATACGATAACATTTACAGGAACGGGAACTCAAATATTAGCAACAAAAGGTGGAACGCCATTATTAGCAACGCAATCGTTCTCAACACCAACATTTGACCAATTAGGAACTGTGATACCAAATGGTGAATATAAAGTAACACTATTTTCCACATCATCACATATAACACCAGCAACTAGTAATTTAACATTGGGTTCTACAATACCTACAGTTAACAATATAGCAACTATTGGTGATTTATCAGATTGGCGTTATTTAAGAAATACCGCATCGTTATTACCATTAAGTTCATCAGCTGAAATAATATATGAAGTTGATTTAGAAGATGGTAAAGCAGTTTACTATAAAACACAATCCCTAACTGTTCAATATGAAGGAGCAATAGGACCTGGTCTTATTATGAGAGGTGAATGGACTGGAAGTATTGATTATATTTTTGATGTTCAAGCAAAAAGAAGAGATGCAGTATTCAGAGATATAAGTGGAAATGTTCATTATTGGGGAACTACTGTAGATTTGGTTAAATCAGGGATTGCACCATATACAACAATTCCTTTTTATGATGGAACTCAACAATCGGGTGATATAGATGTAAATGGTTGGCAGTATTTGGGACAAGAAGATTTCTTTGTGGCTGCAAAGTTAGCAATATTTGAAGAATCATTTGTTAAGAATACAATCAATGTTGGAAACAATGGTGGAGCTGAAGCATTTGCAAATATAGTTTTGGCAGGTGGTAGAATAGACCCTTACATAGCAGTTGGACAAACGGGGACAGCAGGTAATAGTGGTGACCAAATATCAGCAGGTGTAATTGGATATGGTAACCCTGGTATTTTTATGGGAACTAAAGTTACGGGTTCTATAAAAACACCAATGATGTCATTAGTAAATACAGGTAACACACGATACATGCGTTGGGATGGCGCTCAATTAGAATTGAGTGGTAAGTTAAACGCAGGTGGTATGCTATTGGGACCTGATGTGAGTGGAAGTAACGATGGATTGTATATAAATGATAATAATTATTGGTATGACACTGGTCAATTTAAAGTTGGAAATAACACTAATTATTTAGGATTTTCAGGCAGTATGTTAAATGTTGCTGGAACTATTACGGTATTGGGTGGAGATGCCGCAACTCAAACATACGCACAAACGGTTGGAACTGCATCCTATAATCAAGGTGTAGCATACGCAAACGTAACGGCTAGTGCAGCATATCAGGGAGCAAAAGCAATTGCAGATTCAATAGCAAATGGTAGTTATAGTGGTGGAACTTTTATAACTAGCACTTCCGTAACATCTCCAATTTTAGCAGGTGGTGCGGGTTATATAAGCACTTTATTTACGGTGGGTAGTGCATCTCTAGCAACACCTGCGATTTATTTAGATGCAAGAAATTCAGTAACTCGTTCAATTTATATAGGACCATCTGCAGGAGGAGTTTTTAACTCTGTAACAACACCCGCTTATTTGGATAGTTTGGGTAGATTTTCATTATCAGATAAATTATTTTTTGATGGTGTTAATCTTACAATAAATGGTGCAGTAACGGCAACAACCGGATTTTTGGGTGGTGTAAATGGATGGATTATTGAGCCTGGTTTAATTAGAAGTAATGCGGGAACAATATTTTTAGATGCATCGGCCAACAGTATTTATATAAAAGAAAACGCTGGAGCAAATCCTGATTTAATTTTTAAAAGAGGTGCATTATCAAGTGTAGGGGGTTCTTCAGTAAATGTAACTCCATCCACTATCTCCGCTACTATTTCAGCAACTTCTGCCAACTTCTATACATATTTTACTAATCAAAAAGTATATCATAACACTGCGGGGAATGGAGTTGCTATAAATTTAACTAGTGGAACTGGAACTTGGTCTGATAATGATATTGATTTTGGGGGTGGTAGTTATGTATCAGCTGAATTTGGGACTTGGTATGGCTATGTTGGTATAGAAGTAGGTGTTGATGTTTTTACTACTGATAATCCAGCTGGCACTTTAGCAGATTCTGTTGGTGGTGGAAGTGTGACATTATATTCACCAAGTACACTTTCGTTTTTAGCTGCAGCTACAAATCAAACAATTAATCTGGAAGGTGGAACTACATATTACGCATATACCTGGTATAAATTATCGGGTTATATAGGTACAGGACAAGTTGATGTTTCGGTAACTGAAATACCTCCTCAATTTCAATTTAATAAACTTACTAATATTGTTGAATTGACAAGTGATGGTGTTCAAGTTGCATCTGGTACGAGTAAATTTTTTAAAGCAGAAAGAAACTCAAGTACAGACCTACCAACAGTTACTTCAAAGGGATGGCATAGATTTGAGAGTGATAATTTAAATACAACACTTCAAATAACTGGAAGTGCAACTACTGCAATGAGTATTCAAGCGGGGGCGGGTAAGATTGAGATGAATAATAATATTATTGCATTGGGAACTACATCATCAACGCCAAACGGAAGCGTAACTTGGGCTAGCTCCACAGGAAACAATGCAGCACTTACTCAAACAACGCAAGGTGGTTCAACATTCCCTACAGTCTATCTGCAAAACTTAAATAGTCCAGGTGGTGGAACTATTAGAGGATTGGAAATATCACTTAGTAACTGGACAATTGGTAGAGATACATCTGCTCGAAGATTAAAATATGATATTAAAGATTGGGTGCCGGAAAATATATTAGATAAAGTAATGGCAGTTCCTATTAGAAATTATTATTGGAAAGTAGATAAGGATTTAGAAAATCCTGTTTTACAAACAGGTGTAATCGCCGAAGAGATTGCTGATGCTGGATTTGAAGATTGGGTTGATTATGATTGGTTAGAGGACCCAGATAACCCTGAGGGGCCTAAACAATGGTTGACAGCAGGTATAGATAAAAAGGGATTAGTTTATATTTTATGGAAAGCCATGCAAGAATTAATTGTAAAAGTTAGGGATTTGGAATCTCATATAAGTGGGTCTAATTAATTCTTAATATTTTAAAAATATATATTTATATACGAACATAAAAACTATTTTACAATGCAAAAGAAAGAAAAATTAGAAGAATCGGTAATTACTAAATTAAGAGAACAACAAACAAAAGCAAATGATTGTGTGTTGGGGCTGGGCGAAATAGAACTTCGTTTGAGAGAGTTAACATCTGAATTACAAACTGCAAATCAAGCAAAAAGAGATGTTTTAGAAATGTATGATGCGGCTTTGGGTGTTATTAAAGAAGAATTAAAAGCATTAGAAACTACCTACCCAAAAGGAGAAATTGATTTAATTGAAGGTGTAGTGGTTTTTGATGTAGCGGAATAAATTTGGTAAATTCAAATTTTTTTCGTATCTTTGATAAATTGTTATATCCATGTTAAAAAGAAAGTTACTCTATATAGCCCCACATCTTTCAACGGGCGGACAACCTCAATATCTCTATAAACAAATAGAATCGTTTAAAAACGACTTTGAAATAGAAGTGGTTGAAATCAATAATGTTGGTGGTGAACAATTTGCAGTCCAAAAAAATAGAATAAGGAATTCAGTTCCTTTGCACATTTTAGGAGATGATAAATCTAAAATATTAGATATCATTCGTAAGTATAACCCTGATATTATTCATTTCCACGAAATACCTCAATTTGATTTATCTGATGATATTTTAAACAAAATATTTGATAACTCAAAAAGGAATTACAAAATTGTAGTAACCACACATGGCTCTCATACCAATCCAGCTGAAATAAAATATCATCCGGATAGATATGTTTTAGTATCTGAGTGGAGTAGACAAAAATTTGAATCTACAAATGTAGATACTTCCGTATGGGAATATCCAATAGAAAATTATACTTTCAACAAATCCCATTTCAAAAATGAATTAGGGTTTGAATCAGATTGGAAGCATGTATTAAATGTTGGATTATTTGCACCTGGCAAAAATCAAGCTGAAATATTTGCTATTGCAAAAGAATTAGAAAGATACAAAATTAAGTTTCATTTTGTAGGAAATCAAGCTGGAAACTTTGAAAGTTATTGGGGACCTTTATTAAAAGATAAACCTTCTAATTGTATAGTATGGGGTGAACGAAACGATGTTGATAAATTCTATGCGGCATCCGATATGTTTTATTTCAGTTCTAAATTAGAATTGAATCCTCTTTCAGTTAAAGAGGCTCTTTCATATAGATTACCTTCTTTATTTAGAAGATTACATACCTATTTGGATACATACGATACCAATACATTGGTTAGCTATATTGATGATTCTACAACAAAAACAAAGCAATTAATTTTGGATATTTTAAATCCGGAATTAAAAGATGGATTTACACCAATTCCAAAAATACAAATAAGGCATTTACTTACAACACCATATGGAGATAGAGAACGATTCAGTATGAAATCTATCAGACAGCTGGAAGAGTATGGAATTGATTATGTTCCTATTGTAAACGAAGTATATAAAGATTTTGCACCTGCTGAACATTGTAGAAGACCAGACCATATTAGTAAAGATAATAAGCCAGGTCATATTGGAAATGGATTAGGGTGGATTACTGGAAAGCATTATGGGTGTTATTTAGCACACAAAACAGCAGTTGAAAATCTTAATAGAGATTATGATTATACATTAGTGTTTGAAGCCGATGCATACATTTATACAAAGGTTGATGATTTTGTGGATATCATTTATAAGGCATGTGAGATAGCAGAAAAGAATAATGTATATTTCGTTAGTTTTGCCGATAACCCATCTTCTTATAAAGAACGAATCGATGATAACTTTTCTAAGACAGGACATAATCAGGATTTGGCACATGCTTACTTAGTAAGAAATAAAGATAGAGAATGGTGGTATGATAGAATAAAAGATTGTGAATGGGATGTTGGTGATTTGTGGTTCAATCACGTTTTTTATCACCACGACCAACATAGATACACTACTAATAAATTATATAGTAATCAGGCGGAAGGATATTCTTTATTAGATGATACAATTAAAACTTGGCAAGTATGATATACGATAACATAAGCATAAACAAAAATAATATAGTAGAACCTGAAAATACTTTTAAAGTTAATTTTATTAAAGGTGCTACTGTTGAGATTTTGGGTGGAAAGGAAGGAAGTTATAATATTAAATTTATTAATAATAGGACTGGTGAAGTTCCATATGAAACTACTATTAAAAATAATATGTGGACTAGATGTGTTATGGAATATTTTATTGAGTGGAGGATTGAAGTTTACGAAAATGGTAATCTATGGAAAACCTACATTTACAATGCTGAAAACAAAAGAGTTTATATAGCATTCGATTCCAAAGCATTGGGTGATACTATGTCTTGGATTCCTTATATAGATGAGTTTAGAAAGAAGCATAATTGTCAAGTTATATGTTCTACATTTATGAACGATTTGTTTGTAAAAGAATATCCTGAAATAGAATTCGTATCACCTGGAACGGGAGTAGATAATTTATATGCTATGTATTGTTTGGGATTATTTTATAAAGAAGATGGTAGTATAGATTTATATAAGAATCCAACAGACCCAAAAACCCAACCAATGCAAAAAATGTGCACGGATTTATTGGGGTTGACTTATAGAGAGGTAAAACCAAAGATAAAACATTCAAAAGTAGAAAAGCCAGCAAATAAACAAGTTACTATAGCTATTCACGGAACGGCACAAACTAAATATTGGAATAATCCAACGGGTTGGCAAGATGTTGTGGATTGGTTAAAAGGTAAAGGATATGAAGTAAAATTGGTATCTAAGGAAGGTGATGGTTATATGGGTAATTCGCATCCCAAAGGAGTTACTCAATTAGCAAACGGACCTATTAGTGGTGTTATTGATGAAATGCTTAAGTCTGAAGCCTTCATTGGTATTGGTAGTGGATTGAGTTGGTTGAGCTGGGGATTGGGTGTTAAAACAGTTCTAATAAGTGGATTTTCTTATAAATGGGCTGAGATGAGAGATTGTGTTCGTATCGCAGCTCCAAAGGGAAAATGTGAAGGATGTTTCAACAGAATAAAATTAGATGGTGGAGATTGGAATTGGTGTCCAGACCACAAAGGAACGGATAGACAATTTGAGTGTACAAAAACAATAACCTCAGAAATGGTTATAACGGAACTTCAAAAGTTTTTATAATGGAAAGTGTAAAAGTGTTGGTTATTGGTGAAAATTGCACTGATATTTTGGTATATGGTATTTCTGAAAGAAAATCTCCAGAAGGAAAGGGGCCTGTATTTAAATCACTATATGAGAAGTATAGTGCAGGTATGGTAGCCAATACGGCAAACAACTTAGGTGCAATGGGTGTAGATGTAGATATACTTACTGACACCGGCAATATAACAAAAACTCGTTATATAGATAAAAACACAAACGAATTGTATTTGAGGGTAGATGACCATGATTCGGTTGACAGGATAAATTTGGAAAAGTTACCTGATTTATCAATTTATAATGCAATAGTTATTTCTGATTATTGTAAAGGATTCCTTTCGGAGGAAGATATAGCTAAAATAGGTTCAATGCATGAATTGGTTATTTTAGACACAAAAAAGAAATTAGGTAGTTGGTGTAAAGATATAACTTTTATAAAAGTAAACAGAACGGAGTGTAATAATAATTTGGTTAATATAGCCGAAAACGATTTGATTGGAAAGATTATTGCAACAATGGATAAAGATGGAGCTACACATAATGGAAAGGTATATCCAGCCACAACCGATGAACCTATTGATATATGTGGAGCTGGGGATACGTTTGTTGCAGGATTCACAAAAGAATATATTTCAACCAAAGATGTTGAAAAAGCAATTACATTTGCAAATCACGCTGCTGGACAGGTGGTTCTCCAAAAAGGGGTTACGGTTTATTCCGATTTAAAATAAAGGTTATATTTATACAGTATAAGAAATTATATTGATAATAATGAGTGAACTTTCGCAATATTTAGTAGAAGAGTTGTTAAAAGAATCGGAAAATATAACCGATTATGTTGTAGTATATTCAGGTAGATTTCAACCATTTCATAAAGGGCACTATGCAACATACGAACATTTAGTTAAAAAGTTCGGAAAAAACAACGTTTTTATTGGAACTTCTGATAAAACGGATAATCAAAAATCTCCATTTAATTTTAGGGAAAAGAAAATCATTATGACTAAAATGTTTGGTATTCCATCAAGCAAAATAGTTCAAGTTAAAAATCCATACGCTCCATTAGAGATTTTAAAAAACTACGATGAAAACACAACTGCGTTAATTACTGTAGTTGGTGAGAAAGATGAACAAAGATTGGGTGGTAGATATTTTACCCCATATAAGGGAAGTGTTGATGCTGGATATATGGATAAAGGATATGTTTATGCATCGCCTGCACAATCAAACGCAATTAGCGGAACTGATGTTCGTAAGTGGTTGGGAAGTGGTGAAACCGAAGAAAGAAAGAAATTATTTACTAAGGTGTATCCTAAATTTGACCAAAAGGTATTTGATTTAATAACTAAAAAATTAGATACTTTAAATGAAGATGTTATAGTTGAAACATCTATAAATGCATCAGGTGGTGAGGGTGAAGGTGAACCCGAAACAGGATATGTATCGGATGGGCAAAAAAGAGTATTAGATGGTGGAAAGCCCGAACCTTGGTTTAAACAAGGTGGATACAAACAAATAGAAGTCCCAAAAGGTGATTATATGAGAGGTAAAGGTAAAACCACCGATAAGGATTCTCAATTCAGAAAGGTTTATTACAAAATTAAAAATGTAGAAGCAAGTACACTGAAAACAGCAGAAAAGCCTGAAGGTGTTGATAAGTGGAAAACGATTAAACCTAATAAAAAGAATATTATTAAAAAAGATAAAAGATATTGGGAAATGAATGAATCTCAAAATGAAATTATTTCAAATGAAGAAATAAATCAAATAGCTGATGAAATGTCGGAATCATTGGGATTAGCAATGGGATATCCATCCAAAGAACAATTAGCTCAGAAACAAAAAGAAAGAGATATATTGAGAAAGAAAATGGATTCTCAAGACAACTACTATGAAAAAATCGATGAAAAGGTAGAGGGCGGCCTCGCCGATGGATTATCTTTAAATGATATTGCAAAAAAACATAATGTTTCTATTGGTGAATTGACTGATGAGTTTAAAAAAGGATATACAGCAGAAAGAGAACATACATCGGATACTAATGTTGCTAAGGAAATTGCATTGGATCATTTATTTGAAGATCCAAAGTATTACACAAAATTAGCATCTATAGAAAAAGTAAATGAAGAAATTAAATTAGATGTTGAAATTGGTGATACTGTTTTAATGGGTAAATTTAAAAATAAAAAAACAGTTGTTAAAACAATTGGTAAAGATGATCACGGAATGCCAACTATTAATGGTAAAAAAGTAGCAACATTTAGAATACTTAAAAGAGTAAATATTTTTAACAACGAATCTATTATAAATGAAATCCCAATGGGGGATTTGGAAAAAATAGATACATACGCTGATAAGCAATTAAACCCAATGGATGTTGTTATCACCGATAAACATTTTTTTGATAGATTAACAGACCCTAGAAATGGTAAAGAAATATCAGCAGCTGAATTGACTGGATTTTTTAAAAGATTGGGTAAGAATAAAAAGAAATTTGTAGAGTTTTTAAAACAATATGGTCAATTAGTAGCAAAGGATAAAAGAACTAATATCAATATTCCTTTTATGCAAAACGCTAACAAACTTATTGCAAAAACCATTATGAGAAATGATGATTATAAGACTACAAATCACATATATAAATTTGAAGGAGTTGATGATTCAATATTAACTATAAAAAAATCTTTAGGTGTTAATAGAGCACAAATGCCTCAAATCAATTCTAAAGATATAAAAGATTATTTGGAATTTTTAAAAGAGGTGGGAGTTAGGGTTTCTGCTAAAACTATAAATGTATCTAAGGTTGGAATGACCCAAAAAGAAATAAATATAGATAAAGTTAAAGGATTATTAGGAACGGATAGAAATAATTTAGCAAAACCGGTTATCATATCAAATGATGGTTACATATTAGATGGGCATCATAGAGTAGTTGCTTTATATAATATAGATAAGAATTTCAAACTAAAAACTATTGAAGTAGATTTGGGTATAAAAGATTTACTTAAAGTAACCAAAGAATATCCAAACGTATCATATAAGGGTATTAATGAATATGTAAGATTTAATACACTACATACCTACCCAGCTGTAAATCATAGAGGGTTGGGTATGAGTGATGATGATTTAAAAGATTTAGAGGAAGCACAGGCAATAAGTGGTGGAAAAGTTCACAAATTTATTACCGGTAAGAATTTAGGATACAAAGGTAAAAAATATTCTCAAATTGAGTTTGAAACTTTAGGTGTTGATAATAAAAATGGAACAATTAGATTAAAGATTATTTCTCCAAAAGATATTTTTGGAAACGAAATGAGTTTGGATTTCAAAACTGTAAGAAGAGGCACTTTTATCAAAACCGATACGGGTAACGTAAACGAATCTTTAATAATAGAAGGTGGGGCATATGGACACATGGCTCATCCATTTGATGTTCAAATGAATCTAACTTTTGGTGATTTAAAAAATATAGTTAAGAAAGCACTTACGGGTGATTTAGACGTAGCTAGAGAAAAAACTGATGGACAGGCACTTGCAATTAGCTGGGTAAATGGTAGATTAGTTGCAGCTCGTAACAAATCGCATCTAAAGAACAAAGGAGCTGAAGCTATGACAATAGGACAGGTAGCAGATAAGTTTGGTGGTAGAGGTGGATTAACCGATGCTTACAACTTCGCTATGCAAGATCTTTCAAAAGCAATTGGAGCATTATCAGAACCACAAAAAAAGAAGATATTCAAAGATGGTGCATGTTTTATGAATTTGGAAGTAATATACCCAACATCAGTAAATGTGATTCCATATAATCAACCTTTATTAGTATTTCATGGAACAATGGAATATAATGATGAGGGTATTGCAATTGGTGAAGATCAGCAAGCAGCTAAAATACTTGCAGGAATGATTAAGCAAGTAAACCAACAGGTTCAATCAAAATATACGATACAAGGACCTCCAATGCAGAAGTTACCTAAAAATGAAGATTTATCTAAATTGCAACCAAAATATTTAGGAATGATTACTAAACTTCAGAATGAGTTTAAATTAGCTGATTCGGATGGTGTATCAGAATACCATCAGGCTTGGTGGACTGATTTTGTAAATAAAAATGCAAAAGAATTAGATGCACAACAAAAAATATCATTAGTTAAAAGATGGGCATTCTATGATAAATCATTCCGTATTAACACAATAGAAGATCTGAAAATACGAGCTTGGGCAGACGGTGTAGATAAGAAAGACCACTCAAAGATAGCAAAAGATAATCTAATGAAATTTGAGGAAATATTCTTAGGAGTGGGTGCAGAAGTATTATCATTTATGACATCGGTGTTAACCGCTAATCCGGCAGAAGCAACTAAGCAAATGGTGGATAGATTGAAAAAAACAATAGATGATGTTAATAAATTGGGAGACCCTAAAAAAATAGAGAAACTTAAATTAGAATTACAAAGATTGCAGGCTTTGGGTGGATTTGATAAGATTGTTCCAAACGAAGGTATTGTTTTTGTTTATAATGGAAGCACTTACAAATTGACTGGCGCATTTGCACCACTTAATCAGATATTAGGTTTATTCTACGAAAAATAATCGGTTTTTTCAAACTATATATATTTATATATAAAGATAGTTATATGGCAAAGGAATTTAATAAAAAGTTCATGCACCCAACTCGTAGAAAATTGGTTGATATGGTGTTACATGGACAGGAATATGAAACGGATACATTTGTATCATTTGCAGGAGCTGAAGAAGCTAATGTAAGTAGAAAAGTTGGAGATAGATGGACTGACTCCAATGGTGATATGTGGGAGCAGAAGGAATTTGGTAAAATAAAAGTATCAGATTTATCAGATACAATGCAAGAAGTTAGAAACTATTTAGATAAATTAAATACTTGTAAATCAACTGATTGTAAAACTATAAAATACGGAAGAGTTGATAAAAAACTCATTTCCAAAACAGGTTATTGCACTAAGTGTTTGGCCAAAAAAGAGTTTGAAATTAAAGATGATGGATTTTGGGAAGCATATGAAACTTATAAGATAACTTCAAATATGATTGCATATGGTAAAGATGTAGTTGCTAAATTCAAACAAGCCTATTCCGATGCCAAACAAGAGTATGAAGTAGTTGGGGAAGATGGTAAAATTGAAATGTGGAGAATGGAAAAGGATATAGAAGAATTAAAAGCAGAAATACTTTCTGATATTGAAAGATATGAATCGGAAATACAAGAAGCCATTAAACTAAGAGATGGTGCTTGGGAATTATTAAAAGATAAAAATTACGAATTGGTTACTGCACCAAACGATTAATATGGCAACCGGCGTAATACAAAAAAAATCCTTAAAGGAAATAATTGCTGAAGAATACAAAAAGTGTGCGGTAGACCCGATTCACTTTATGAAAAAGTATTGTATGATTCAACACCCTACTAGAGGTAAAATATCATTTCAACTATTTCCATTTCAGGAAAAGACCCTAACACAATTAGCAGCAAATCGTTTTAATATAGTATTAAAATCACGTCAAACTGGTATATCAACCTTATCGGCAGGATATTCTTTGTGGAAAATGTTATTCAATTCCGATTTCAATGTATTAGTTATTGCAACAAAACAAGAAGTAGCAAAGAACTTAGTAACTAAGGTAAGAGTAATGCATGAATTACTTCCTAGTTGGCTTAAAGGTGGTTCTTTAGAAGATAACAAACTTTCCCTTCGTTTACATAATGGTTCTCAAATTAAGGCTATTGCTAGTTCTCCTGATGCAGGACGTTCGGAAGCTCTATCACTTCTTATATTTGATGAGGCCGCCTTTATTGATGATATTGATGATATTTGGGCATCGGCTCAATCTACCCTTTCAACGGGTGGTAGTTGTATTGCCCTTTCTACTCCTAATGGTGTAGGTAATTGGTTTCACAAAACATGGGTTGGTTCTGAAGAAGGTAAGAATCCATTTAATCCAATCAGTTTGCATTGGACAGTTCACCCTGAAAGAGATCAAATTTGGAGAGATGAACAAACAAAATTATTAGGACCAAAGATAGCAGCACAAGA